TGTAAATGTCCGATATGTCGGGCTTGTGTGGTATCCTATCCGACAATGGGTTTATTTGACCGCTTCCGACCGCAGAAAATTGAAGCGCAAGCTGCGCCTCAGTTAATGACGGATTCATTTAATTATTACCTGCCATTAGCAATTACCGCGATTAGTCGCGAAGAAGCTATGACAGTACCAAGCGTTGCACGTTGCCGAAATTTAATCGCTGGCACAATTGGCACATTTCCATTAGAGCTCTACCGCAAGAGCACAGGTGAAAAACTTGGAAAGCCATTGTGGTTAGAGCAACCTTCCGCTCACCAACCATTAAGTACGACAATTGCATGGACGGTGGACTCACTCGTATTTTACGGAATTGCGTATTGGAAAGTTACAGAAGTTTATGCCGATGATGGCAGACCTGCTCGCTTTGAGTGGGTTGCACCGGGTCGCGTTTCATTTACAACCGACTCAATGAGTAATTTCATTACACAATACACAATAGATGGTTCGCCAGCGCCTATGTCTGGCCTTGGTTCATTAGTTACATTCCAAGGATTAGATGAAGGAGTTTTGCAACGCGGTGCTCGTACACTTCGTTCTGCAATTGACTTAGAAACTGCGATGCGTGTTGCATCTGCAACTCCAATGCCTTCTGGCGTGCTAAAAAATAATGGCGCGGATTTATCACAAGAAGAAGTGCAATCTATTCTTGCAGCTTGGAAGTCTGCACGTGAACGCCGCTCTACAGCTTATTTAACTAGCACTCTTGAATACCAACCAACTGCATTTTCACCGCGCGACATGATGTTTGTAGATGCGGTGCAATCAACTTCCACACAAGTGGCAAGAATGATGAACGTACCTGCATATTACATTAGTGCAGATATGAACAACAGCATGACCTACGCGAACGTTCAAGACGAACGCCGCCAGTTTGTTAGCCTTAGCCTTGCGCCATACGTTCACGCTATCCAAGACCGTTTATCTATGGACGATATAACCGCGCGAGGCAACATTGTAAAGTTCGATATAGAAAACGCTTTTCTGGCTGTTGATGCTTTAGAGCGTTTAGCAGTAATCGAAAAAATGCTTGCACTTGGTTTAATAACCATAGAACAAGCGATGGAAATGGAAAACCTATCACCGAATGGAAACGCCGATGCGCCTAACGTTCTCTAACGATATAACCTGCAACGCCGAGGAAAGAACAATCACCGGCAAGATTGTGCCATTTGATAATGAGATTGGCTACACAAGCGCAGGAAAAGTAATTTTCACAAAAGGCTCAATTGAAATACCAGAGAGCCCTAAACCAAAACTTTTACTTGAACACGATGCAAAAAAACCTCTGGGGCGTATGGTTTCATACGAAGAAAATGAAGAAGGAATTTTTGCTACGTTCAAGGTCAGTAATACAACGCGCGGTAGTGATGCGTTGGTTGAGGCCAGCGAGCAATTGCGTTCCGGCCTGTCTGTTGGTGTAGAAGTTATTGACAGTAAGCGCGAAAATGGCGTTATTAAAGTTTTAGCAAGTAAATTATATGAAACGAGTCTTGTTCAAGCTGCCGCATTTAAGACTGCGGAAGTTTTGAGCGTTGCCGCGTCAGAAGAAGAAGAAGCGGCAGAACAACCAACCAAAAACGAAAGCGAGGCAGTCGTGGAGAAAACTCCAGACACCGCAACCGTTGAGCCTGTGGTCGAAACCCCTGCGGTAGAGGCTGCTCGCCCAACTGTTGCAGCACCAATTTATGCTAAGCCACGTATTAACGTGACTCCGCTAACGGTGCTAGAAAACACAATCAAGGCTTCCATTTTCCATGATGAAGAAGCACGCCAATGGATTGCAGCTGCATCCGATACGGATACTGTTAATGACGTACCGGGGCTCGTACCCACCCGCCAGCTCACAGAAATCATAAATCCCAAGACTACTGGCGTACGTCCTGCAATTGAAGCTATCTCATCTGGCACACTTCCAGATGCAGGTATGAAGTTCCAGATTCCACGCGTTAAGACTGCTCCAACTGTAGCTACAGTTGCAGAAGGTGGCGCGTTCTCAGATACTCAAGTAGAAATTGAGTATATTGACGTAGACGTTAAGAAAGCGGCAGGTATGCAGCAATTTTCGGTCGAGGTTCTCGACAGAACTTCGCCCGCATTTCTATCGGAGCTTCTCAGCCTCATGGGGGATGCGTACGCTAAGCACACCGATTATGCAGTTGTAGATAAGATTGTTACCGATGGTTCATTAGATGGAACAACTACCGCAGTACCGTTCGATGGTGAAACACTCGCTGAGTTCGTTGCACGCGGTGGAGAATCCATCTACACCAACACATTCAAGTTCGCTACTGGAATTATTGCATCACCAACACAATGGACTAACATTACTGGTCTTGTAGATTCACAAAAGCGACCAATCTTCAACGCAGCCGCTCCACAAAATGCAGCCGGTGATGTTCAAGTTAATTCAATCCGCGGAACAGTTCTGGGATTGCCTCTTTACGTGGATTACAACCTCTCCGGCGATGGAGATGGAACTATCATCCTTGTAAACCGCGATTCCTATACATGGTATGAATCACCACGCCTACAGCTCCGCGCCGAGAAGGTCGGAACTGGAAAAGTGGAAATTGGCATGTACGGTTACTACGCGATTGCCACCAAGACGGCGGCAGGTGCGTTCAAGTTCAACAAGGCTTAATAGCCTAGTAGTTAAAGTTACCCCGGCAGTTCTGCCCTACTGCCGGGGATAACCCCGGAAAGGAAAAAATGCCAGCGACATACGTAACAGAAGCCGAACTTCGTAGTGCGCTGGGCATTGGCAATCTTTACAGTTCGGCAGTAGTTGAAGAAGTCTGCCAAGCCGCTGAAAACATAGTTAAGAATAAATTATGGTTCAATGAACAATCGGTTTACGCTATCGAAGCAACCGGAACGACAGGGCGCATTTACATTTACGAAAACGCAAAACAATTTATCGTAGGCGACACTATTACAGTTGAGAACGTTCGCCAGCATTACAATGGTTCACATACAATTACCGCCGCTAATGGCGTATGGCTTGAATTTGTTAATGCCCAAATAACAACACGCGCATACCACACAATTGCGCCTTGGGGTCGCGTTTATGGCACACAAGCCATTGACTACGCAACACTCCCGGAAGTAAATCAAGCTTCTCTAATGATTGCCATAGATATTTGGCAAGCACGCCAAGCATCTAACGCTGGCGGCATTTCACCTGATTTTCAGCCATCACCTTATCGCATGGGTAACACACTCATGGCGCGCGTACGAGGCTTGCTTGCGGATTACTTAGCACCGGGCGGTCAAGTAGGGTGAGTGCCATAACTACCCTGCGGGGAACAATTGCGACTGCGCTAAGTGATAATGCTGTGTGGCAGGTGTTTTCCTTCCCACCTGCCACGCCGCTTGCTAACTCAATTGTGGTACAACCCGGTGACCCTTATATTGAGCCAAGCAACGACCACTACAAAACGGTTAAGCCAAAAGTTAATTTTAAGTTAGTAGTATTAGCGCCTATGTTCGATAACCAAGGCAATCTAACTAATATCGAAGATTTCTACCTAAATATAGTAAACAAGCTAGAAGCATCTACATTGGCTTATACCATTGGAACTTTTAGCGCCCCTACAGTCTTGACCGCAACCGCAGGTGACCTGCTAAGCGGTGAAGTAACAATCAGCGTGCTATCGGATTGGAGTTAAGATGGCTGATGATAAAGAACGCGAGGCTTTCTTGAAAAAAATCGGTCAGGTAAAGCCAGTCGCAGAAGCACCAAAACCAAAACCAACCGCAAAGAAAGATGAGGAGTAATCGTGGCGATTACACTTAATAACAAGGTCGGGGTAAAGATTAACTCGGTTGATTTGTCCGACCATGTTACTTCCGTAACCCTAAACCAAGCTTTTGATGAGCTTGAAGTAACTGCTATGGGTGACACAGCTCACAAGTTCGTAAAGGGCTTGGAGTCTGCAACCCTTACCGTTTCCTTCCTAAATGACCAAGCAGCTACCTCTGTGCTTGATACATTGTCAGATGCTTACGGTACAACCGTAGCTTGGAAATTACTGCAAGATACTGGCGCAGCGGTTTCCGCAACCAATAAGCTCTGGAGTGGTGATTTGTTAGTAAACAACCTCACCCCTATTAACGGCGCAACAGGCGATATGGCCACCATGGACATAACGTTTACAGTAAACTCCGCAGTAACCGTTGCCGACACCGGCACGTTCTAATTAAATAAAGGGGCAACATGGCAAGTCTAAAAATCACAAGGGCAGACGGTACAGTTACAACTCACGAAGTAACTCCCTCTGTGGAATATGCTTTTGAGCAACAGTTTCGTAAAGGCTTTCACAAGGCTTTTAGAGAAGACGAAAGACAAGAGCACATATATTGGCTTGCTTGGGAGTGCTTACGCCGCGCAGATGCGCCAGACGTAAAGCCCTTCGGGCTACCATTCCTAGAAACCTTGAAAGAGGTTGAAGTGGTAGCAGATGACAGCCCAAATGGCTAACGCGCGATTCCTTCACGTATCGAATCGCGCAGTTAGTCGTTCACACAGGAATACCACCAAGAGAGTGGATAGAGATGGACAGTTCCATGCTCAAAGCCATTTTAGAGGTGTATAGGCAACAGGCAAGGGAGAAGCAAGCCCAAAATGGCAATAGAGGTAGAAGGACTCGCAGGGTTTAGGAAAGCGCTCAAAGCCCTATCGCCTCAGCTTGCCAAGAATATGAACAACCGCATCAAGGCTGAGCTTGCACCGATTATCAGAGATGCAAGAGCTAAAGTGCCGGATAACATATTTGGCGCGCCTGATAACTGGAGTAATTACCGAGGTCAGAATCCCGGTGCATCCTATTTTCCATATTACAACGGTGATGAGATTCGCCAAGGCTTGACGTATTCAATGGGTCGCCAAAAGAAAAGCCGGTCAGGCTTCGTGTCAATGATTACCTTGCTTAACAAGGATGCAGCTGGCGCTATCGCCGAAACAGCTGGCAGAACGCATCCACAAGGCCGACCACAATACGCTCAACGCTTTACCAAGTATGGCCAGCCATATTACATTCGTGGAAGCCGACAATCGCTAAGCTCCAACCCACAAGCCGGCCAAATGATGATTGAACGCCTAAACAACGGCATTGGCACAATGAAGAATTACAAGAGTTCTAGCAATAAGAAAACCGAAGGCCGCTTGCTCTATGCGGCTTATGCTGACAACCAAGGCAAGGCGCTAGATGCCATCATGAAAGCAATCGCAGATGCCAAGCGTGAGTTCAACCGTCAGTCGGTTATCTATGATACAAAGGTGGCAGCATGACTAATATTTTTGTACGAATTATTGGTGAGTTCAAGGATAAAGAGTTCAAGCGTGCCGATAAATACACTACCAAGTTAGATAAGAATTTTAATAATCTACGCAGAAGCGCCACAAGGGCTTTTATCGCAGTAGCCGGTATCTCAGCTCTAAAACGTAGCGTTAAGGCTTTTGCCGAAGAAGATGCCGCAGTTCAGAAACTTACCAAGTCGCTAGACAATCTTGGGTTACGTTTCGAGTCTGGCGGTATAGATGAATATTTAGAGAATTTAGAAAAGGCTACAACTGTTACAAAAGAGCAGTTGTATCCAGCCTTCCAACAATTAGCCAATACCACGCTGAGCGTAACGAAATCTCAACAGTTACTTAACTCAGCCTTAGACATTTCAGCTGGTACTGGCAAGGATTTAACCGTTGTAGTAACTGCATTAAGTCGCGCCTTCAATGGTAATTTCACTTCACTAGGCAGATTGCAGACAAGCTATACGACAGCCCAATTGGAAGCCATGGGGTTCGAGAAAACTGTCGCAACTCTATCTACACAGTTTAGCGGTGCAGCTGCAGCCTCAGCGGATACCTATCAAGGCAAGATTGCGCGATTAAACATAGCCCTAGGCGATGCACAAGAAGCTATTGGTGAAGGCATTGTAGATGCGCTGGAAACCCTTGGTGGTGGCAATTACGAGCAAGGCTTAGAGTTAATAGCAAGTGCTGGCGAGAAGATTGGCGATGCGTTTAGATTCGCTGCAAGTGGCGTGGCCTATTTCAAGAGATTCTGGCGACAAGGTTTATTTGCTACTAAAGACCAATTGGCTGAGTTTAGGCGTGACATGTCTACCATGTTCACCGAAGACCCTGCCAAGCAACGCACACTTATGCGTGAGCGTGCCAAGTATCTAGCAGCTGAGCGTAAAGAAACAGAGAAGATACGCCGCGAACGTGAGAAGTCTGTGAAGCTTTTGGAAAAGGAAAAGAACAACCAAAAGATTATTGCCGAAGCTCAAAAGAAGTTCGACATGGAGCGCATCCAGATTGAAGCTGCGCTACAAGGCAAAATTAACGATGTCGAGGAATATCGCCTAAAGTTACAGCGCGCTATCCTCAATGAGAACGTAGACAATGTAATTAAATACACCGGCTTGCTACAAGAGGCCGAAGCACAGGCCGCTGAGCTTGCAGACCTATTAGCACGCCTACCAGAGATGGCTGAGAATCCATTTACCGATTGGCCAGCGACAATCGCGCGAATTCAGTACCTTCTCAAAGAGCTAGATTTCCAAATTCCAATTGACGTGCTTTTTGCAGAAAAAGGCTTAAAGCTAGACCAAGACAAAATGACGGTCACTAAGCTAGAAACCATGCAAGTTAGTGCTAACAATGTTTACGTCAATGGCGCACTCTCAGGAAACGCTCAGCCGCAATTCTCAGCACCTAGCTTGCCTTGGGCTGGCATTGACATGAGCACGCCAGCCGGTTCACTATCTGCGGCTGTTATTGCAGTAGCAGATGCGCTTGCGGAAGAAAACGCCGCCGCGGTGGCATTGGCTGAATCTGAGTCTGCAATAGCTGAATTTGATGCTGGTATGGCTGAATTCGATGCCCTAATGGCTTTAATTGAGTCAGGCGCAATATTCGATACCACACCAAGCACTACAATCAACGTAACCGTAGAAGGCAACGTTACAAGCGATTATGATTTGGCGCAGACGATTATTAACGAGCAATACCAATACCAGCGTAGCGGTGGCAAGCTTACCTTCAATCAGGTAGCAATTTAATGGCTGCACCGGTCATAAAGGCTTCGATTGACTTTAGCAACGGTGTTGCTTTTGTTGGTGAGCCCTTCATTCTTGACTCGGTGACTAACGGCATTTTAGACACTAATCAGCTTGGCACTACAGCCAACGCTAACGTAGATATATCAGATTTAATCTGGTCAGTATCTATTCGGCGTGGCCGCCAACGCTTACTTAGCGAGTTCGAGGCTGGAACAGCCGCGGTCACAATCATTGACCAAAACGGTGATTTCAACCCTAGCAATCCTTCCAGCCCTTATTTTGGCGACCTCGTACCTCTACGCAAGATACAAATAGAAGCCGAATACAATGGCACTACCTATGTTCTATTTACAGGCTTTATTACTAAATACGATACCGGTTTCGCAGTAGGCTCAGATGAGTTTAGCCGGGTCACTTTTCGCTGTGTAGATGCCTTGCGTTTATTTACCACCGCACAAATTACAAGCGTGCCAAGCTCAGGCATCCAGCTTTCAGGCGCTCGCGTAGAAGCTATCCTTGATGAGCTGGATTATCCTTCAACCCTTCGTGATATAGATGCTGGCGATTCCACGCTACAGGCCGACCCCGGTACAGCGCGCCAAGCCTTAGATGCCTTGGAGCTAGTCAAAAAGTCAGAGTTCGGCGAATTGTTCCTTGATGCAGAAGGTAGAGTCACGTTTTTAAGCCGCTCAGCGGTCACTACAAGCCTTGCCAGCCCTGCCTATACATTTGCAGACGATGGGTCAGGAATAGCCTTCCAAAACGCCGTTGTAGCCCTTGACGATAGCCTTGTGGTCAATGATGTAACCGTTACCCGCGCGGGTGGTACAGCCCAAAACGTATTTGACCAAGATTCCATAGACAAGTATTTCATTCACTCAGGCAACCGCGATGGCATATTGGTGCAGACCGATGCCGAAGCCTTAGACATGGCTAACATGCTTTTGAGCACACGCAGGGAAACCGAAACCCGCATTGACGCAATTTCCTTAAACCTAGAAGATGGTGACGATACAGCCCGGGTTACAGCTGGCCTAGCGATAGAGCTTATGGATTGCGTAGAAATCACCAAGGTAATGCCGGGGTCTACCACCATTACACAGACCTTGTTAGTGCAGGGTTTACACCATGACGTTACCCATAAGAAGTTCACTACCACCGTATTTACAGGCGAAAGCTTGATTGACGGCTTCATTCTAGATAGCGCATCTCAGGGTATACTAGATACCGATGCATTGAGTTACTAAGGAGAATAAATGGCAACCGGCTTTCCATTCAGCACAGGCGATGTATTACTAGCCTCAGAGATGAACGGCCTTGTGGCGTTCACACTCAATGCTCAGAGCGGCACTACATACACGCTTGCATCCACCGACCAATATCAGGTGCTCGTGGTAACAAGCAACGCATCCGCTAAGACTGTAAGCATACCTACGGATGCCACATACGCATTTCCAAACGGCACTTGCATTTCATTCCTTAACACAGGTGCAGGGGATTTAACAATAGATGCAGTAACTCCGGGAACCACAACAATCACTAGCGCAGGTGCAACATCAGCAGCGCCGGTTGTTGAACAATTTAAGAGCGCAGCCGCGATTAAGACCGGAACGGATGCGTGGACTATCGTGGGCGCTGTTTCGTAATGCTAAACAATCTTGCAGCAATTTTATCAAGTGAATTAGGCACACCCTTAACCGTTGATTATTTAGTTTTAGCCGGTGGCGGCGGTGGTGGTTATGAGTCTTATTCTGGCGGTGGCGGTGCTGGTGGTTTTAGATGCACTGTCACAAATACTGGCGGCGGTGGTTCTTTGGAATCGCCTTTATCTTTAGTAGTTTCAACTAATTACACCGTCACAGTTGGAGCCGGCGCTGCTGGGGGTAGCACCGCAGCAACAGCGCCTTCGGGCAATAATTCAGTTTTCTCAACTATTACTGCTACGGGTGGTGGTGGTGGCGGTGGCTCAGATGGTGGCTCTACTGCTTATGCCGGCGGCAATGGTGGTTCAAGCGGTGGCGGAGATGCAAGATCAGATTCTGCGGCTGGCACAAGAACTTCATCTCCTGTTCAAGGCAACAACGGCGCGGCTGGAAATGTAAGCGTAGCCGGATGGAAATATGGCGGTGGTGGCGGCGGAGCGGGAGCAGCAGGAAGTCAAGGTTATGGCGGAAATGGTCAAGCAACTTCTATTTCCGGTTCGTCTGTGACTTATGGCGGTGGCGGTAGCGGTGGCTCAAATGTCAGTAGCCCTTTAGGTGATAACACCCGCACTCCCGGCGGAACTGGTGGCGGTGGTGATGGTGGCGGTTTTTTGTCAAATCAAACTCCGACAAATGGAAGCGCGAATACTGGCGGAGGTGGTGGCGGTGTTGGTGGAACTTCAAGCAACGGCGGTAATGGCGGTTCTGGAGTAGTCATTTTGCGTTATCCAGATGTTTATACGATAACAATTGGCGCTGGTTTAACTGGTTCGGAAAGTGCTGCGAGTGGTGGATACAAACGAGCAACAATTACTGCTGGCACAGGAAATGTGAGTTGGGCATAATGGCACACTACGCTTTTTTAGACGAAAATAATATTGTGACTGAAGTTATTGTTGGTTTAGATGAAACCGAATTGATTGAAGATTTAGATTCAGAAACTTGGTATGGTAATTTCAGAGGTCAAGTATGTAAAAGAACTTCATATAACCACAAAATACGCAAACAATATGCCGGAATTGGATTTACTTACAACCCAGATGCCGATGTATTTATCGCTCCACAACCTTTTCCATCTTGGTCATTAAATGAAAGTTTTGATTGGGAAGCGCCAATTCCTAAACCGAAAGGTCATAATTGGGGATGGGATGAAGAACTAGGTGATTGGGTATATGCCGAAACTTTGTAAAGCAGGCCAGCAACTCAGAGAGCAGATAGATGATGCGTTCCCCGATAGAGATAGACGTTCGGATGGTGTCGCTGCATCGCCACAGCACAAGGCACACTCTCCTAAAAGTGACCATAATCCTGATGAAAATGGCATCGTACGTGCCCTCGACATTGACTCTGATTTGGCATCCGACAAATCCGCGCCATTCGATTTTGCGAATCAGTTACGACTATTGGCCAGACATGATAAGAGAATTTCCTACATTATTTACAACGGTAGAATTGCCTCATGGATTGGTAATTACCGATGGAGAAAGTACCGAGGAATAAACCCACATAAGACCCATATCCATATTAGCTTTACCAAAAAGGGCGACCACGATTCAAGCATGTTCCGCATGCCTATGCTGACAGGAGAGCCAATAAATGCAAGAGCTAAAAAGAATCGGCGCAAGTTGGGGCAGGTCATTTCTGGCCGCAGCGCTAGCGACCTACGCAACGGTGGGTTGGGATGTCAATGCAATTGTCAATGCCGGAATCGCAGCGGTATTGCCGGTAGCGATTCGCTACTTCAATAAGAACGATACACATTTCGGCAGACGATGACTCCAGCGGAATGGGCAGCTTTCGTAGCTGCAATCCTCTCTTGTGTTGCCCTAATTGTCGGGGGGCTTCGTTACATTATTAGACACGAAGTACCGGCATTATTAGAAGGGTCAAATCTCGTGTCGCGTATCGAAAAGTTAGAGCACATGGTTCTAGAATTGCTTACTAATGAGCGCAAAAAAACCAACAAAAGCAGAACGCGCCGCTAAGCGTAAGGCTAAGGAGCGTGCAGCTGCACGTAACAAAGCCGAACCGCTACGACCCATAGACTTATGGGCTGCATCTATTGTTGAGTGCTATGAAGCGCTAGTGCGAGCCGGATACGGCGAAGATAAAGCACGCTGGTACATAGAAGAAAAGATGCGCCTACCTGAGTGGATAGCGCCAGAACCAGCCGATATTCCTTATTACGATGATGACGATGAGGATGAATGAAACGAATCGTAGTCATTTCCGACCTGCAAGTGCCATTTCACGATGAGCGAGCAGTCAGAAATGTGGCCGCTTTTATCCGCAAATGGCGACCCGACGATGTCCTCTGTGTCGGAGATGAGCTTGATTTCCAGACTATTAGCAGATGGTCGAGTGGCCGCGATGAGTGGAGCGGCACAATTGGGCGCGATAGAGATGCTGCTCAGGGCGTTCTCTACGAATTGGGCATTACGCACATTGTCAGAAGCAACCACACCGACAGACTCTACAAATCCTTAGCAACTAGACTCCCCGGCCTTATTGGCTTGCCCGAGCTGGAGTACGAGAACTTCATGGACTTTAAGAATCTAGGCATTAAATTTCACCGTAAGCCCTACGAGATTAGCCATGATTGGATTATGGTGCATGGTGACGAACAAGCCATCAACCATAATGCCGGGCTCACCGCGTTGGGCGCATCACGGCGCCATGGCAAATCGGTAGTTTGCGGGCATACGCACCGCTTGGGCGTTTCTTCATTTTCAGAAGCTTCTGGCGGTCAATTAGGTAGGGTTCTAAGCGGCCTCGAAGTCGGTCACATGATGGATGAAAAGCAAGCCTATTACACAAAAGGCACGTTTAATTGGCAAAAGGGTTTTGGCCTTCTTTATGTAGACAGGAAAGGCACTACCCCGGTCGCTGTTCCCATAGACAAATCAGGCAGTTTCGTAGTGGAAGGTAAAAGGTACGGTTAAAAGCCATATAAGGCGATTACAGGCACTTTTAGCCATCCAATGTAAAGTTCCTTGTGGAACACTTAATAGTGGCTTAAAACGCCATCTAGGGCTATTCTAGGCTATATGACCGACCCGCTCGTTCCGGATATTCACCGCACCATAGATGACCACATAGATTTATTTGATATACAACCGTTATAAGACACGCCGAGCGGCAGGTTGTTGACTTTTAGCCATAGGCGTACCCTGTTTCTGTGTCCGAGATACGGATATGGAAGGTAGGCGGTATGAACCACGTTGGTTCTAGGGTAGATACCAAAACGACCACCAAATTACAAGTTGGTGATGTCATACAAAACGGCAATATATTTGATGGTTTTATTTACTATCAAGTTGTTGCTATCGAGCAGCTAGCTAATAAACCACGTAGCGCCAAATTAACAATCAAATTTAATCATGGCGGTTCCGAGTCTTTAATAGTTGGCAAAAATGCTCATTGGGATGTGGTGATGTGATGATTTCAGAGGAATTGTTACGTTACGCTCTATGGGCGTTGATATTTAGTTTATTTTTCACTACTTGGATAATTAACTTCAAAAACAATCACTACAAAAGGGGCTACAGAGATGGATACAACCGGGGCAAAACCGTTGCGTGCGAAAGATATATTGACTAATGCAGCGGACACAATTGCAGAACGAGGGCTCACGCATGGTCATTACGACCTCACAATGCTTAGAACGTCAAAGCTATGGTCAGACTTCCTCGAAAGAGAAATTGACCCGGCAGACGTTGCAATCTGTATGGCATTGGTCAAGCTCGCAAGGCTTATGGAAACTAGAACAGTTGGTGATTCTTGGCTGGATGCGGTCGCCTATTTCGCTATCGCAGGAGAACTCGCAGTCAAAGATTGGAACGATTTGGATGCTTAGTAGAGCTCCAAAGGGTATTTGGTGTGATTACTGTAAATACCGATGGGGAACAGATAACTGGCGAGGCCAGACACAAGCCATATGGCAGATAACTTCTAAAAGGCATGGGAAATTGGTTGTCAGAAACTACTGCCATGCTTGCGCTATGGAAGCACAGACGTGGCATGATGGCACTCTTTGGACTTTCAAGGAACAACTCGACTATGCAAAAGGAGTGCAAAAACTAGATGTTCAATTTGAGTGATTACGAAGATGTAGATACGAGGATACACAAATTCTATGAAACCTATGAAGATGGAGCAATCCACACAGAGCTTGTACAGAATGACGAAGAAAAGGGAGTCGTGGTCTTTAAGGCTACGGCGTACCGTACCTATGCAGATACTGTGGCTTCCGCTATTGGTTACGCGCGTGGTTCTCGCAAAGAGCGCGGTGTGGATAGGGATTTTTGGTTTGAGAACTGCGAAACGTCTGCAATTGGCAGATGCTTGGCTAATCTCGGTTTATCTGCTAGAGGAAAGCGAGCTAGCAGCATTGAAATGGCTAAGGTTGCGGACTCTCAGGCAGATGGTAAGCAACCGATACGC